CATCGGCAACCCCTTCGGCTTGGACTGGACACTCACCACCGGGATCGTGTCTGCGCTCGATCGCTCACTGCCAGGGGAAACGGGCAGAGCAGCCATCGAACATCTGATTCAGACTGATGCCGCCATCAACCCCGGTAATTCGGGGGGGCCGTTGCTTGATTCGGCAGGCCGCTTGATCGGTATCAATACCGCGATTTACAGCCCTTCCGGCGCATCGGCCGGGATCGGTTTTGCAGTACCTGTGGACACCGTGATGCGCGTGGTGCCACAGCTCATCAAGACCGGCAAGTACATCCGCCCGGCACTTGGCATCGAGGTGGATGAACAGCTCAATGCTCGCCTGCAAGCGCTGACTGGCCTCCAAGGTGTGTTCGTTTTGCGCGTCACCCCTGGTTCTGCAGCGCAGAAAGCCGGTCTTAGCGGTGTTGAGGTCACTGCCCAAGGCATCTTGCCGGGAGACCGAATTTCCAGCATTGACGGCGTTGCTGTAGCTGACGTTGCCAAGTTGCTGGCACGGCTCGACGAAAGGAAGGTTGGTGATGTCGTGGTGTTGTCGGTAGAACGGGCTGGCAAATCGCGCCAAGTGCGCGTGGAGTTGCAGCCAGGCGTCTGATCTGGAGTTGGGAATACTCGGCGAGTTGCCGAATGTGGATGGGAAACGCAGGTTTTCGCCCAGGGTTGGAGTCGACATGCCCAGCGCCGGAAAAGACGTTGCCATTCGGCATCTGGTCATTGGCAAGGAATAACGATGGGATGTAGAAGAATTCGTGCCCCAGAAACTCGATGCCCTACTCTTTGGTGAGCAGTAAGGAAATCTCAGCCTCTCGTCGCGCGAAAAGGCCCGGTAGTACTTTCCCACCACCATAGACCCAGCGCCTTAGCTCCGTCGCCACACTTGCCCAGTCCCGCTGATTGACTCGCCGCCGCAACGTCGAGGTCTGCAACCGCCCCGGGCCAAGGTTAAACGTGAAATCCACGATTGCCGCGAGCCTGCTCTCGGGTTCAGTGGCCAGCACTGGGCAGTAACGTAGCGTTGCGGCGAGCGCTGTTTGCAGATCGCGCACCAAATAGACCTCGGCTTCTGCCTCCGTGATCGGCGGGTGCTTGGGATCGCAAAGGTGGCCGTACCCAATTGTCCAGAAACCTGCGGGGCAGATATAGGGAACAGCAGTGATCTCGATTCCGCGTTTCACCTTGCGCTCGAATCCCTCGAAGCGCTTGGCCAGATCAATGGCCGCTTGAGGCATTTCGATCATGGCCGTACCCGGTCAAACACGCGCCCGAGGAACCAGAAGTTCAGCACCCCGGCCCACAGCGCCTGATCGGCCTCCGTCCATGCGTGCAGGATGGCAACACCCCAGCCAGCACCTGCAGTCACTGCCGCCGCGAAAGCGGCTGTCTTGGCGGCGCAGTACAGGGCCATGAACCAGTAGGTGATGACGGGGCGCACGCTGATCGACAAGGCATCGGCCCAGCGAACCCCGGTTTTCTCGCCCTGAGTCCGAACTGCTTCCCGCAAGGTTTCGATGGCACCGACGTTCCATGCCGCGTCGGCACCCGCGCCGATTTCCGACATTCGCTGCGCGCCACGAATCTTCTCGAACTCCAGCGCCTTGTCCTGCATTGCCAGTTCGTGGCCACGCTCACCCTTGCGGTCGAGCCATTTGAGGATTTCAGGTGCGAGACGGAAGGCCCCTCCGAGGAGACCACCGAGCAGTGTCTCGATCATTGTGGGCCTCCCATCAGTTTCAACTTGATGGCAGCACCAACCAGCAGTGCGGCCAGAATGCCGGTGGTGATGACCTTGACGGTGGTCTGCCACGCGGTACGCCGGGCATCTCGCCAGGCTTCCAACAGGTCGCGTAGTTCGCGGATGTCGCGTGCTGCGTGGCCGTTTTCCAGGCCAAGGTGGGTCAGGACACGCTCGGCTCCGCGTTCAGCGGCCCGATCCAGCAGTTCGTCGAAGTCCTCGCGGCGCAAAAGGAGCATGTTCTCGACGAGCGCAGGCTGTTGTTGTTCGGGTTGGGTCATTGCAGTCTCCAGAAATGCGAAACCCGCCCAGTGCGTGAACACCTGGGCGGGTTTCTGGTGGGTACGAAGATGGGAAATCAGATGGCGATGCCTGCGCTCCAGCCGGTGGACTTGTAGGCCGAGAGCTTGGCCTCGTCCTCAATGTAGCAAAGCCAGCCGATCTTGGGCGAGTGGTACTCCCAGGCATCGGCAATGCGCACCGCGATCTGGTTGGTTTTTCCCGCCCACACACCCGTGGCAGCGGCAGGAATGAGGTAGCGGTCGCCGTTGGCGGGGCTGGCAGGTGGCGTGGTCAGGTCGCGGTCTTTCACGGACAGGCCGACCACAGCGCCGAGGCGCTTGAGGTTGGCGTCCATGCCGGTGTCCCAGCCGCTCTCGCCGAGCGTCCAGCCGTAGTTGAGTCCAAGGTTCGGGTCGGTTGATGACATGGTCTATCTCCAGAGATTCGATGCTTGGCGAATGCGCCGGACTGCTTCCGGATCGCCGGTGCGATGACTTTGTTGCGGGTGCTGCCGCCAATGACGCCCGACGATGGGCAGGTACAGCACACCGCCACGCTTGGCCACAAGCAGGGTCAGCAGCCAATCAGCAAAGTTGTTGAGGTCAGTGGTTTCCTTGAGCACGGCTTCGACGACGGAGCGTCGCATCACGATCAGGCCGTGCACGTGGCTAGCGCTGTTTGCGTGTTGCCAACGGCTGTAGGCCAGACGCCTCACGGCGATGTCCTGGCCGTTTTCGTCGGTCAGTGCTTCGTCGGTGTAAGCCATCACGGCCTGCGGGCAGGCATCCAGCGCATCGGCCAGTTGTGTGAAGGCACTGGCTTCGTACAAATCGTCGGGATCAACAAAGGACACCAGCGGCAGCGTGCCTTGTGCATAGCCTGCCGCGCGTGCCTCGCCGATACGCCCCGGAATGCCGGGCAAAACGTGCAACTGGATCGGTGCGTCCTCGAGGCTGGCGATGCAGGCCTCACGCCATTCGGCAGGCTCGTTCAGGGTGAGCAGATGAACATCGATGCGCGGCTCCATCACACACCTCCCCAATACTGTCCCCAGCGCAGGCCGTAGCCCGCGCGATCCATGACCCGCACCTGCGGCTGCCAGCTACTCAAACCATCGCGCACGGCACTGATCTCCGCCGTGATGCGGTCGCCCAGCGCACCGGCATCCAGCGCGGCCACTGCTGCCGTCCAGATGTAGGCGGTGCCGAGCAGCCCCGTCTCAGTACGAACCAGCACGTTGTTGCGATTGCGGATGTGCACCGTGTAGGTCACGCCCAGTTCTGGCCCGATATCGCCCTCGTCTTGCTGCACTAGATAGGCGGTCTGCTGTGTGCGGTCGCGATGGGCCCACGCGAAGGTGAGGTCACCGGCCACTACGACAGGCTCGGTCTGGCCATTGAGGCGGATACGACCGGGTGGATACGGCAAAGCCTGCCGACCGGCCAGCACCATCGGCTGCCCATTCGCGGCCAGCACTGGATCACCCTGATCGGTCGATGTGCGAGGAATCGCGCCCACGAACACCGATTCGCCCGGGGCCCGCTCCGCGCCTTCGGATGCCAGCCATTCGCCGACACCGATCAACCGAGTCCCCGGGGCATGTGCTTGGGGTGTGGTGTCGAGCACGCCGCGTGCGAGATCGATGGTCGCGTTGGCGGTATCGAAGGCCAGGACGACAACGGCCTCTGCAATCGCCCCATTGGCAGCCACCAGATACGCGTAGTCGCCCACGGCCAGTCTCTCCGGCTGGCTGATGGCCGTCACCGGCACACCGATGGCATCGACCTCGCTGGCAGGCAAGGCCACATCGAGCGTCAGCAGTGGTGCGTAGTCTTCGCCCACCACGGCAGTGAGGTCGCCGCCGGACGCGCCCGTAGCCAGTTGCCAATTCAACTGCCCGGTGCCACCGGCGGCGGCCAGCGCGCCGAGATAAGTGTCCGTATCGGTCAGGTAGGCCAGATCTGCGCGCGACAAGCGCCGGGCCAGTTCCCAATACGGCACCTCGACGGCCAGCACCACGGCGGGCGGCAACGGTTCGATGGTCGGCTCCTCGACGTGCGGTGGCGGGGGCGACAGCACGGTGTTGCTCATGCCGAACACATCTTCCATGGCTTCGATGCGCCACTCGGGCGCTCCCAAGGTGCCGGTGTCGATGCCGGTGACGCGCACCACCATCTGATCCACACCCAAGCGTGGCCAGTTCAGCAGGAACACATCGCCCGGCAGAGGCGCACGTTCCAGGGTGTCGCGTGCCACGGTCAGACTCATTCGGGCCAACGGCGAACCCAAGGCGCGCAGGTCACGCAAGGCCAGCCGCGCGGCCAGTGGCCCGTAGTTAACACCCGGGTAGTCGCGGCGTTGATT